CGCCTCCGCCTCCCATGCCCTCTGTCCTGGGCATTCTGGGGGCCGGTTTCGCATGGGCCTGGTGCTGTTGTGGAATCTGTCCCTGCTGGCTCTGCGCCTTCTTCGCCTCCTGATATCTGTAGGCGCACCCCAGCATGTAGGCTGTCTCTATAGGATTCGGCTGCATTCGGAAGTTATAGAGCTTTGCCTGTGACTCCATGTCCCCATTCGCAGCCCGTTCCCCCCAATACTTCAAGAGTTTTTCAACGGGTTCGACCACCTCGTCGAAATCCGGATGGGCCGCTCTGGCAGCCTGTTCCTGGGCTGTTATCCTCATCTCCATTGCCTGGGCCTGTTTTATTGCAACGGCTTCCCGCTCAATGGGCTTCAGCTTTTCCTGGATCTTGAGGTCAATCAGCTCCTCCAAGGGGTCCTTGGGTTCAGCTTCCGGCACCGGCTTCTGTTGCGCCATCGCACGCCTGGCCTGTTCGATCTGGAGCTGGGCGAGCTGGTTCATTTGGGTCCGCAGAAGATCCAACTCCTGCTGGGTCCGCTTCCGTCGCTCCCTCTCCTCGTGCAGAGCCGCTAGGGGAACCGTCTTGTCTTCGGGTTTTTTCGCAGTCCCGTCTGCGGGTTTCGTCGGTTCCTCTTCAGGCACGCCCGTCGTCTCTACAGGCTCTTCACTCCGGCCTTCCGCAACGTCAGGTTCCGGTTCCTGATCCGCCAGTTTCTCCTGGGAAGAAGGTTCCTCCGCAAAAAGATCCGGCTCCTCTTGCCTCAACTGCTCAAGGATCTCGGCATTGATTCCCTCAAACTGGTCCATGTTTTCGTCTCCTTTCAGACGTTCGCCCTTGTCGTCGGCGACACGAAATCAAAAAAAGAGGGGGGGGACCGTCTGCTCCTCCCTCTATCCCCTCATACCTTCGATAATCCGCCTGATCTGCCCCTGGTCGGGCCCCTGTTGAGGCGGCATGGGGGGCGCACCAGGCTGCCCTGCTGGCATTCCGGGCTGCCCCCCTCCTCCCTGGGATTGTGCCGCCTGACTCTGCGCCTGTGCCGCCGCCATCATCCGGCTCTTCATCTCCTCCTTCTGGGGGAGATCTGATGCCTCAAGGATCATGTCGGGTGGCACGGGAACCCCGACCTTCGCCATTTCAAGGAGTGCGTAGAATGCCGCAGTCCTCTGGCTCGGCGTGGCGGGGGTATCGGTGATGATTACGTCGAAGTCGAAGGTGGAGAGATCGTTCAGCACTTCCGTGATTGCCTGTCCGGTTATAGGGTTGACACCCATCTGGACCGGCTGGTTCACGCCGATAAACTGGGGCTGACCGTTCTCGCCGATAATCCGGAATATCCTCGGCTCTGTATAGAACTGCGGGATCAGCCCAGGAGCACCGGAACGGCCCCAGAGCTGCCGCATCAGCCGAAGCTTTGCCGCACGCATCTGGTCGAAGAGCAAGGTGATGTGGGTAACTGCCTGCCTCTGGTCGAGTTCCTTCGCCCGACCGGACTGAGATGATGGAGCCGTTCCCAACATAGCCTCGTTGATGCCGGAGATCTCCCGCAGATCGTCGGTGCTCTGCCGGTCCACCTGGAAGAACACGGATGGAATCTGGTCGGTGGCGAACTCCTGGGGAGCCGTGTCCCCCTGGTACTCAATGACTACACCTGGAGTTGCCCCCATGCTCTCAAGGCGATTCTTCTCCGCATCGGTCATGGTCCCCTTTTTGACCTTCCAGCCCCTGTTCGCCATCGTATTCATGATGTGCGTCATCTGGCTGCGCCGCTTGTTCAGTTCCCTCTGGGGATCCTTCAAATCCCTGACGATACCCGCTGGCATATCCCCCTCTCCCAGCCAATAGGAATTAACCAGGATATAGGGAAAATTGCCGTGACGGTACGGACTCTCAAGATCCTCCAGGAGAAGGTCCCCAATGAAGGTGCCACATCGCACGGACATCTTCGATCTCTTCCGCTTCTCGCCAACCTCGGCAAGCATACCCCTCACATCACCGGTGAACTCGGTACCGTCCGGCATGACCCAGTACTCTTCCGTTTCGTAGTGCCGGTACCACATAGTCACCAGCCGTGCCTTCTGAAGCTCCACGGAGTACCAGAGAGGCTCGTTGCCGATGCACTCGATCTCCTCTTCGGATTGGTCGTACCTGGAGACGATGCTCTCCACCCAATCGGATGCCTCCGGAAAGACCTGTTTGACCTTCTCTTTCCCCACCCACCGTGCGTGGCAGAGGTATTCCGCATCGCTCAGATCATCCTTTGTGCATTCTGGATCGACATACACATCGAAGGGGGACACGCTCTCGATGACGATGTTCTTCTCCCCCGTGTGCCAATCCTGTTTCCAGTAGGCGTGGTACCAGCCACGACCGGTCAGCCATGACTTCAAGGCCGCATCCGACTCGACGTAGTCGAACTGCACCTCGTCCAGGAGGTATTTTGTGACCCCTCTGGCTACCTTGACTTTTTCAAGGTCATCTCCCGTTCTGGGGAGGAACTCCGGATCATACCGGTTCAGCCGCTGGTATCCGGATAGGAGATTCAGCATCGGCCTGATCTTGTTGATGGTCAGGCAAGGTCGCCTCGTCTTCCGGAGGGCCTCCTTATCGCTGTCATCCCATTGCCGACCGGCATAGAACTCAACGTCCTCCCGTGCCTCCCTTCGCCACTCGGACTCTGCCGTGATTGCGGACTTGAACCTTTCCCGCAGAAGCCCCAACTTCTCCTGGTCCGGAAGGTCCGCTATCTGCTTCGTCACAGTCTCCGGCATCCTCTTCTCCACCTCCCCTCACAAGAAGTCCCACACATTCCCCGTCGGAGAGAAGCGTTCCCCTCCACCGGAACACAAGAACGTCCGACTCCCCTGCGGGGACCACCCGTGACTCGGTGGAGAGCTTGGGGTGGGAGCATAAAAAAATCCCCTCGAAAGGGGATTCGATCCTCAGATATCCGCCTTGGGCGGGAATCTGTTCTCCTTTGGCGAAAACAAAATCCAGACTGACCCTCATGCCGTCATCCACGACCCTTCCTCCTTACGCTTCCGCTTTCTGCGCTCTGCATACTTATCCCTCGGCTTCTCTTCCTTCGCCTCTGGAGAGGCCCACTCACGGTGCATCAGACCATACCTGAGAGCGTCGTAGGCGTGGTCCTCCACCCTCGTGTCCACATCCTCCGGATTCTTCGGGTCGGAACACAGGATCGGGATTGTCCGGATCAGGTTGACGCATTTCTCGGAAATCACAAGGCCAGGCTTCCAGCTCTCAGTCCCGAACCCCCACCCACGCAAACGGTGGTGTACCTGGGCCTTCCCTGCAAGCCGGTTGTTTTGCGCCCGATTGAAATACACCCCTTCAGAGGCGAACTGATCCCCGATGGACATATCGGATTGCCCTACATTCCCCCAGATTGCGGGGTCGGCCAAACCAAAAACCTCCTTCTCCCCTGCGTCCCGCTCAAGCTGTCTGATCCTCTGCGCAACTTCGACGGGAGTCTCCCGAACCCCTTCATCCGGCTTGCCTGTCCACCCGTACAATTCCCGATAGACGATCACCTGGCCATCGTAGTCGACGGTGAACCAGAGACAGCAGTACGGTTTGGCGAAGCCCCAATCGAGAGCTTTCCATCGTGGCCATCCCTTCGGAATGTCGGTGGGGTGTTCAATCACATGCGCCCCCCGATCCCACTCGGTGAAGATCTGACCGGCAAAGACATCCCAATCCCCGTAGAGCAGCATTCTCTTCTGGAGGTCGGGAAGCAGCTCAAGCCGCTTCACGTACAACGGGTCCGCCTCCATGAGCTTCGGGTTGTCCTGGACACGGGCGGGTATAAAATATCTCGTCATGCCGGTACCAGGATCCACATAGACCTTCTCCCCGTTGTCGGTCGCATCGATGAACCGTGTCTTCACCCATCCGTGCCCTGGACCCCCTGGGTTCGTGGTCGCCCGCACGTAACACCGGAGATCAGAGTACGGAGTCCGGCACCTCGACAAAAGATACAGGTACTGCTCCTCACGAAAATGGGTTAGCTCGTCAAAAGCAATATACTGGTACTCATGACCCTGATATCTCATCTCATCCCCGGAACTCTCAAGGTGACGGAACCTCACAACCGCCCCTGATGTGAATGTGAACTGGGTAAACTTCTCGTTCCACTTCGCCCGTTGGTCAACGGCGAGATAAATCTGTTTCGCCCGTATGATCATGTCCTGGAGTTCCGGATAGGACCGGCGGAACAGAATCGCTTTGTAGTTGGGATGCCTGATCTGCCGCAACGCTTCAACGATCAGGGCATCGGTTTTTCCTCCACCGGCTGCCCCACCATACAGCACCTCGTTCTCGCACCTCGAAAGAAACTCTGCCTGCGGTCCAGGGTTCGGCTGCCAGAGGACATTCCGCCTCGCCTTCAACTTCGGCTTGTTCGTTCGCTTCCTCGGCTCTTTGCTCTTCGGCTCTTTCACGGGAACATCACGGGCTGTCGTTCAGATTCAGACAACCCCGACAACACGGAAGCCCATCGTTCGAGGGATGAAATCGTATCGTCATAAATATCCGCCTCGGCATCCGTTTCCTCTCTCACAAGACGCTCGGAATCAGCTACGCTGTTCTCAATCAGCGATATGAGCTTCAAAAGAATTTCATCCTCAAGAACAGCCGGTATGTGCCGTCTCATTCCCCCAGGAATGGAAAATCCCCCTCCCGACACAACGTCGGACGGAGGAAGACGAAACCCAGGCTCCCATCGGGAAGGCGGAATATCCTGGGACATGCCGAACCGATGCACCCTCCCAGCAACCCTCCTGAGAACATCCTCAATCATCGGGTCAACCCTCTCCACGTAATATCTCTCCCTCGGATCCTCCACCAGACTCTCCCTGAGTGTCCTGGCCTGTAACAGGTCTTTCAAAAATCCCCTCATGGAGACATACCCCCTTTTTGAAATACACCCCCTACACTCCTACAGGGTCTAGGGGGGTACGTTTTATTGCCGACCTCAACTTCACGAATTCTGCCGATTAAAATCTAAACTGCCGGAAAATATAATCCGGACATCTCAATCAAGGAGCTGATGAGCATGAAAAAACTGGGTTTATCGGCACTTTTCGTCCTTCTAATCGCATCCGCAGCAGCGGCATCCTCCGGAC